AGTGCCATGCTAACCTCCTTGTTTGATGGCTGGGGCCACTAGATTTGTTCTGCTAGTTTGATGGCCAGAGCGATATCGGCATCTTGACCTTGCTTAGTTCCGCCACACAGAAGGATGACCAGCACCCCGTCGCGTTCGGTGAAATAGACGCGGTATCCGGGGCCGAAATCGATTTTCAGTTCAGCAACGCCACCCTTCAGATTGCGGGTCTGGCCGGGGTTGCCTAGGGCAAGACGATCAAGACGCACCCGGATGCGCGCGATGGCTTGACGGTCGCGCAGGCCCTTCATCCACTTGTCGAATTGTGCGGTGGTTTTAATCGTCTTCATGTAAACTTTAGTAGACACCTAAGGTCGCTATGTCAACTATAGTTTACGATCTTTTTTCCAGCCAAGCCATCACTTCTGCCAGCAATGCATCGCGGTCCCCCGGCCCAAATCCGAGCAGGCGGCGCGCTTTGTAGCGGACGCGGATCGAATTGCGGATGCGGCGGTCGACCGGGCCTTCCAGCCCGAAATGGTGTTCTTTTGCCGTCTGGGCCACGCGCGATTTGAACGACAGCGTGACGTCATCTGCCGTGGGCTGCACCTGCATATTACGGGCAAGCTCGATCCGCTTGAACATGCGCCCCGCTTTGCCCTTGCGGGGCTTGCTACCTTTGCGCGGCTTCTTGGGGTTGCGTGGGGCCATAGGGGTGCCGTCCGGCTCCACATTGGCATTGACGCGGGCCGCGTTGAAGCGGCGCATAATCTGCCCCATGCCACGCGCAAGCACCATGCGCTGGCGCGGCTCGGTCATGGCCAGAATGCCGCCTAGCCATGGCTCGAGCGCATCAAAGTAGCTCATGGCTGTGCCCAGATGGCGGTGACACTTTTGAGCAGGGGGGCATCATCGTCCAATAGGCTATCGGACAGCAAGCAGGCGGCATCGTCCAGATGCTCCAGCGTGTCGGTGCCATCGCTTTGGCGCGTAACAGCAATCCGCTCGGTCAGGCTCAATTGCACGTGCATATCGACCGTGTTTTCATCGATCACATCGACCTCATGGCTATAGCCATGATGCGCGCCCGGTTGCAGCAATTCGGGCTGGTTCGTGCGCAGCCAGTCATTGATGGTCAGGAACAGGATCGCAGGTTGGCCGCAGAAGTTTTCCAGCGTGATGTTGAGCGTATAGGCCCATTCAAACCCACGATTGGCTGTGAGGGGCGAATTGATGCTGCCCTTTTCGATCCACATGGCAAGCCGATCTGGATCGGTGGCAAAATCTGGCAGGGCGGCGACAATCGCGGCGCGTAGCGTGTTGGGCTTCATGGGGCATCACCATAGGGTTACGGTTTCGATGGTGCTGGGCGTGGCGGTGGGCACAGTGGGCAGGGTGACAATGGTGCCCTCTGCGATCCACGGCCCTGCACCCGCCAAGCCGGGGTTGAGCGCCAAGGCAGCCTCTACCACCCCGCCGGTCGTCGTGCCCAGCACGCGATAGCAGAGGCTATCAAGGCGCTCATTGGCGTGGGCGGTGGCGGTGGTGGTCATGCCCGAATACCTGTGAGGAAGGCATAGAGTGCAGCGGCATCTTCATGGATGGGCCGCACGCTGGGCGCATTGGCCCGCGCGGCCACAACCTGCTCAATGCACCAGCGGCGGGCACCAAATTGTGCAAGATCCTCGCGGGTGGCCCCCACAGGCTTAGGTGCAGGGCGGTTGTTGATCATTAGATCAATTCCACCGCCACGCGCGTGGTGCCGAGGATCGACCGGACATTCGACAGGCGCAGGCGCTCGTAATAATCCGACAGGGCGCGCTTGGCATCGGCGCGGGTTTCATCGCTGGCGGTCGCGCTGAAATCGGTTGAGAATTCGGCCAGCAGCGCGGCGGCGGCATAGCGCACCGCGCCGATGAACAGGGTGACCAGACGCGGTTTGCCATTGATGACCGCACCGGGGGCAACGGCGGCGAGCGAGGCGATACCTTCGGCCCGCCGCGCGTTGCTCCATGCGGCCAGATCATCGGTGACGGTGACCGCAGCAGTTTCCAGCGCCGCCACAAGGCGAGCTTGGGTGCAGGTTTCCCCAATGCGCAGGGCCTCGCGCATGTCGGTAAAGTCGATAGCGGGCCACCACCCATCCAGCACCATGATGGACCCCACCGGGGAGGCAGGGGCAGCGGGTTTGACGATCAGGGGCGAACTGGCCATGCGATAATCCTTCATGCGGGAAAGGGTGGGGGGTGGGGGCTTTGGCCTTATGGTCAAGCTAGGCTATGGCCGCTGGCCAATGCCCGCCCCCCGGCGCTGTGGGGCGCAACTGTTAAACTGGGCCGTTAGATAGTGGGGTCAGCGGGGATGATCTGCGCCATGATAATCCGGCGCGAATGCACGAAATATTCGCGGCTCTCGCCCGGTTGCAGCGTATCGAGCAGCCGCCATTCGCCATTGGCAGCAGGTGCGCCGTCTTCCATGGGGAAGGCCATGACCTCGGTGGGGAGCAATTCGGCGTGGATGGTTACGCGGGCAGTCATGCGGTTTTCTCCGTGTTTTTGTCGGCATCATCGGCAAGGCGCTTGGCCTCAGCCGCCAATTGCCGGATGACTACCTTGACCCCGCAACTGTCATCCAGTTGCACCGCGCGATCCAGATAGGAGGTGGCCGCCGCGATCAGGGCAGCCTTGCCCCCGGCGACCCCGCTTTCGGCGGTCGGGTCGAAAGCATCGGCCTTGGCGCGGAAGGCAAGGCCAATGGCCTTTTTGACCTTAGCGCGGATTTCATCGGGCATGTCGGCGGCTTCGGTCAGGGCCTCGACCTGTTGCAGCGTGGTAAGGCTAACCGTGGGATCGGCTAGGATACCGGCCTCGGCCACCTGTTCCGCAATCAGCTCGGCAGGGGAGCGGCGGAAACGGTCAGGCAGGGCCAGCCCATAGGTCAGCACATGGCGGGCAATATCGAGCGCCAGAGGCCAATCTGCAATGTCGATAGCCCAGACCAGCATAGTGCCCACGATTTCATCCTGCGCGGGCCGATCAGCCGACAGCGCGCCCTCGATCCATGGGCGATAGGTCTCAATCATGGTGCGCTTTAGCTCAATTTTGCGCTCAAGCGATTTTGTGTTCGACAGCTGGCGCAGGTCATTACCCAGCGCGGCCAGCTTGAGTTGATAGGCGCTGGCGGCGGGGCCATTTTCGGGAGAGGGCAGGGCACCGGGGCGCGGGCCATTGCCAGCCTTGGCGGCCATCTTTCGTTCCATCGAACGGCGGGCGGGGGAGGTCATAGGCGATCCTTGATGCGGATAGGGTGGCCCCGCGCCATGGGGAGGCGGCGCGGGGCCAGTGCAGACCGGGAAAGGGCGAAACCGGCCTGCGGGGAGACTTAGGCGTTCTTGGACTTGATGTTTTCCACCAGCGCCACATAGTCGTAATCCTCGACAACATAGGCGTCGTTCGACGACTGATAGTCGGTGATCTGATCAAACCACGGCTCATCCTGAATCCAGCGGCGCTGGCCACCGTTCTGGTAGTAGATCGAAAGGTTGGAAAACTTGGTGATCAGGATGGCGGTATCGGGGAAGTAGGGCACGCGGAAGACCGGAAGGCCGCCCAATTGCTTGTCCTCCATGATCGCCTGCCGGGCCAGCATATCAAGGCTGCCCTCGGCGCGGTTGATCAGCGGGAAATACTTATCATGCAGTAGCTTGCTGCCGACAATGACCACGAGGTCGGGATCTTCGCGCGCCCAGACCGGCAGCAGGGTTTCCTTCGCATCCCACACCAGCGAGTCCAGGCTATCATAGTCGCCCGCCGCCCCATAGGTGACATAGCCCGCTTGCTTACCGCCATCGACCTCATCGAGAACGCGCTCGGGCTTGTCTTCGCGGATCGCCTGAAGCCAACCACGGTTGAAATCCTGAAGCAGCGGGTTTTGGGTGATGTTGGAGGTGAGGGCATAGCTGGTGCCGTTGAAGCCCACGCAGATGCGGTCGAGCGCCTGACGAATGACGATCATATCGCGGATGCGCGCCTCGAAATCGGGGAACAGTGCCCAGCTATCGAGCTTCGCGTATTTCAGCGAGGTGTCGAAATTGTTCTTGTGGCACTCATACTGGAACCCATCCAAGCCAGTGGGATCAATGCCGACGCGGCGGGTGCCGCCGGACGTATCGACATTGCGGCCCACCGAGCTGCCCATGGTCAAGCCGAGAACCTGCCCCTTCATCTGGGTCACCGGCAGGATGTTGATCTTTTTCAGGAAGGCGGTGCTGTCCTGCATACGCGTCACAAGGCGCTGCTGGACCGAGGGCTGAATAGTGAAATAATGCGTGGTCACCGATGCAGCCGGCACATTGTTGATGGTGCCAATCTGCTGGGTAAACTCATTGAACCGCTGACGGGTGATCTGTTCCATAAGGATTTCCTAAAGACGGCCAAACTGGCCAGACATGCGCGGGCGTGGGGTGATGTTTGGGGAGATCAGCAGTCGGCGCGTTCAGCGTTTTCCGTGCCGGTTGCATTGGGCCGATGGTTGAAATTCTGGGGTGAGGTGTTTTCCAACTGGGCGCGCAGTTCGGCGGCCCTGGCCTCGCTGGCCTCAAACTTTTGGCTGAGGGCAGCGAACTGG